GCAGGCGGCGTCACCCGACCGGGTGCCCGAAAGGCCTAGTACCCCGGCGCGAAAGGGTGCGCCGCCTGTCTCGGTTGAACTGGAACGGCTGCGCGCACTGGTCGCCGAGTACGGCGCACAGGCGCAGGCCGAGATCGACAACGAGCGAGTGCGCGCGGCTCTCGGCCGTGCCATCGCCGCGCCCACGTCCGGCGCCTTGCTAGCACTGGACCGGGCCATCGCGCAGATGCGCGAGGAAGAAGAATTCGTCGTCCTCATGGCGCTCGCCATAGACGACTGACAGCACCGTCCGCCCGCCGGTTAGCGGGTGCATCAATCGCCGCAAGGCGCTAGGACTTATGACCGATACGACCGATCAGGCCGTAGAGCCTGCTACTGCCGACGCAAACGTGACGCCCGAGCCGGTGGAGGCTGTAGAGCCGCCCACGCCCGAGCCGAACGATTCCGACTCGTCAACGGAAGCTGCCGATGAGAGCAAGCCCGAGCGCAAGCCGCCCGGTGTCCATGCCCGAATCGGCGAACTGACCAAGAACTGGAGAGAGACGGAGCGCGACCGCGACTACTGGCGGGACTTGGCGCTGCAGTACACCCGGCAGACGCCGGCCCCGCAGCCCGAACCGCCACAGCCGACCGCGCCCGAGCCTGACAAGACGCTCGCCGATTTCAATTACGACGAGGCGCAGTACACCGCTTACACGCGAAAGCTGGCAGCGGAAGAAGCGCGTCGGGCGGCTACCGACGTACTCCGACAGGAGCGCGAGCGGGAAGCCGCCCAGCGGAAGGAACAGACGTTTAAGCAGCGCATTGCCGACTTCAAGAAGGCGGCGCCGGACTTCGACGACCTGGTCATCCGCAATCGCTCGCTGCCGATTACCGAGGCGATGGCCGAAGTGATCGCCGACAGCGAGGACGGCCCTGCCGTCGCGTACTACCTCGGCAAGAATCCGGAGGCCGCTGCGGCAATCGCCCAGCTACCGCCGAATGCTGCCGCTCGCGAACTCGGGAAGATCGAAGCCCGACTCGCGTTCGAGCGTGAACAGGCACGGAAACCGGCTCCCGCCACGCCTGCCGTCAGCAAGGCACCGCCCCCGCCCCCGAAGATCGAAGCCGTCGAGGAGTCGATGCCGGTCCGTACCACGGACAGCAGCGGCGACTCGTTGCCGATTGAACGGTGGGTGGAACTGGAGCGGAAACGTTTGGCAAAGATGAACAAGAGAGCTTAATTCCATGTCCAACTCACTCCTGACAGTCAACCAGATCACGCGCAAGGCGCTGATGACGCTTCACTCGAAGCTGTCGTTCATCAGTAACTGCAACAAGCAGTACGATTCGTCCTTCGGCCAGACCGGCGCGAAGATCGGCGACACGCTGCGTGTGCGTCTGCCGAACGAGTACACCGTCCGCACGAACATGACGCTCGCCGCGCAGAACACCGTCGAGCAGAAGGTCGATCTGCCGGTGACGAGCATCGCGGGCGTGGACGTGTCGTTCACGTCGCAGGAACTCGCGCTGTCGCTCGATGACTTCAACGACCGGATTCTGGATCCGGCGATGGCGGTCATTGCGGCGAACATCGAGTCCACGTTCTTCACCAACATGTACCGGGCCGTCCCGAACATCGTGGACAACGACACTGCGGCGTTCACGTTCGGTTCGCTGTCGTCCGCGCGTCAGATTCTCACCGAGAACCTGGCCCCGCCGAGCAAGCGCACGGTGGTCCTGACGCCGACGCACGCCACGCGGTACATGAACGACACCAAGGGCCTGTTCCACTCGGCGGGTAACATCTCCGAGCAGTACAAGGAAGGCGTGATCGGCAAGACGCAGGGTTTCGATATCTACGAAAACACCCTGCTCGGCTCGCACACGACCGGCACGGCGGCCAAGACCACGGGTTACGTCTGTAACACGTCGACGGGCATCACGTCGGGCAATCCGGTCGTGACGGTCAGCGGCGGCACGACGACGTTCCTCGTGGGCGACATCGTGACCATCGCGGACGTGTTCGCGGTACACCCGGAGACGAAGCAGAGCCTAGGCTACCTGAAGCAGTTCGTCGTCACGGCGAACTCGGGTGCCAACGCGGTGTCGCTGTCGCTGTCCCCGGCTCCGGTCACGTCGGGCGCGCGGCAGAACGTCGCTCTCGTCTCGGCCGGTGCGTCGAAGGCGATCACGAAGGTCGGCGCGGGCGCGAGCGAGCAGCTCACGAACTCGCTGGCGTTCTACCGCGACGCGTTCACCTTCGCGACGGCGGACCTCCCGCTGCCGGAAGGCGTGCACTTCGCGGGCCGCCAGGTGCTTGACGGGATCAGCATGTCGATTGTGCGGGACTTCTCGATCTCTGATCGGTCGTTCCCCTGCCGAATCGACGTGCTGTGGGGTGGTGCCGCGCTGCGTCCGCAGCTCGCGTGCCGCATCCACGCCGACGGCTAAGGCGATCACGGGGCCGGGGACTGACACCCGGCCCCTCTTTCGAGGTTTACATGTCCACCAACGGCGACATCATCCGAAACGCGCTGGATACGCTCGGCGTAACCGGCGAGGGTCAGCCCATGTCCCCCGAGCAGGGCGCGCACGGGCTGCGGATGCTCAATGCGTTGATGTCCTCGTGGGAGGCCGACGGCCTCATTCAACACGTGCCGGCGGCATCGCTGGCCGAAGAATTCGCTTTCTCGCCGGACTACGATCTCGGTACGGCGATGAGTCTCGCAATCCTGCTGGCCCCGCACTACGGCAAGGCCGTACCCGCCGAGGTTGGCATGATCTCCGCGTCGGAATACCGCCGGATGCTGCGCGAAGCGGTCAAGCTGCAGCTAAAGCCCGTCACGGTTGACCGGCAGTACGGCGAAGGGAACTGGATTCCCTCGACCTGATGCGCCACCCGCTCCCCATTTCCTCGTCGCAGTCTCAGGAAGCGACGGCCGGCGGCTCGCGCCTCGTCAATGCGTACGCCGAAGCGGCGCCGCAGCCGGGTGGTAAGTCGCCCGTCGTGACGCGCTCGGCCCCTGGCGTGCAGACGTTCGCGGACGTGGGCGTCGGCCCCGGTCGCGGTATGCACGTGGCGGACGGCATCGTGTACGTCGCGAGTGGAAACCTGCTGTACACGGTCGCCGAGGATCAAACGGTCGGCATCGTCGGCCAGTTGATCGGCACCGACCGCGTGAGCTTCGCGGACAACGGCGCCGGGCAAGTGATGATGATTGCCGGCGGTAAAGGCTGGGTGCTGGAAGATGGCACCCTGACGCAGATCATCGACCCCGATTTCCCGTCCCCGTCCGTGGTGGATCACCTCGACGGTTACATGCTGGTCGCCGAGGCGAACAGCGGCAAGTTTTTCGCGTCCAAGCTGCTGGACGCCACCGATTACGAGGCGCTCGACTTCGCGACGGCCGAGGCCGCGCCCGACGATATCGTGGCGCTGCGCGTCAACCATCGTCAGGTGGTGCTGTTCGGCGAGACGACCACCGAGCTTTGGTACAACTCCGGCGGCGCGGGCTTCCCGTTCGAGCGCATCGCCGGGGGCGTTCTTGAGATCGGCTGCGCGGCCCCGTTCGGCATCGCCGAGCAGGACAACACTCTTTTCTGGCTGGCGAACGACCGCACGATTCGCCGGCTCAACGGGCAGACGCCGGTCAAGGTGTCCAATACGACCGTGGACGAGGCGCTGCGGGCCTATACGTCAGTGGCGGACTGTGCGGCGTTCCCGTTCGCGTTCCGGGGCCACCTGTGCGTGGCGTTCCAGTTCCCCAGCGCGCAGGCGTGTTGGGTGTTCGACTCGGCCACGAGCGAGTGGCACGAGCGGGCGTCCTACGACTATTCGGGCTGGCGCGTGATCGACGCCGTAGAGGCGCACGGCCGGACGTATGTGCAGGACGTATTGACAGGCAAGGTCGGCATCCTGTCGCCGTCGCTGCGTACCGAGTGGGGCGCGCCGATTGTGGACCGTCGCCGCTTTGCGCGGCTGTACGCCGAGGGCCGGCGGTTGACCAATCTCGGACTCGAGATCATGGCCGAGGCCGGCGTCGGCGCCGTCAGCGGGCAGGGCACGGACCCCGAGTTGCGGCTGTGGGTGTCTAGGGACGGCGGGCATACGGGGCAGTTCGCGCCGTCGCGGTCGCTCGGCCGTCGCGGTCGGTTCGGCCAGCGGCTGACGTGGCCGCGCCTCGGCAGTGGCGATGACGTGGTTCTCGAGACGTGGTTCTCCGAGCCCGTGTCGCTGACGATGACCGACGCGCAGGTGAGCTACGAGGTGAGCCGGTGAGCGCACCGCTGCCGCCGATTGCGTCCGGCGTCGTGTCGGGCGAGGCGCTGCGGTCGTTCATGCTGTCGTTCGTGCGCGAATGGCTGCCGCGCTACCTCGCCGAGTTCGCTGTCAGTGACCTCCAGATTCGCGTCGGCGAGGGTGTACCGACGACAAGCGCCCCTGAGGGGACGCTGTATATCAGAACTGACATAGGCAGGCTGTACGTCCGCGAGGGCGGGGCGTGGGTCGCTAAATGAGGGCTTGGAAATGATAGGACTTGGCGCGGCTGCGCTGATCGGTGGCGGCTCTGTGCTTGGCGGGCTGATCGGCAATCGCTCGGCGAGCAGGGCGGCACGCGCGCAGGAGCAGATGCAGCGCGAGGCGCTGGCCGAGCAGCGGCGGCAGTACGAGCAGACGCGGGCCGATCAAGCGCCGTGGATGCAGGCGGGCCAGAACGCCCTTTCGCGGCTGGAAAACCCCGGCGCGAACTTCACGACCTCGCCGGGCTACGACTGGCGGCGCACGGAAGGCGAGCGCGGGCTCGGCTCGTCGTTCGCGGCGCGCGGCGGTGCGACGTCGGGGAATGCGCTCAAGGCGCTGTCGGAGTTCAATCAGAACCTTGCAAGCAACGAATACGGCAACTGGTGGAACCAGCAGGCCGGGCTGGCGGGCGTCGGGCAGTCGGCGACGAATGCCGTGGGCGCGATGGGCCAGAACTCCGTCAACAACATCAGCAACATCCTCGGCGGCATCGGTGACGCGAGGGCGAGCGGCTATCTGTCGCAGGGTGCGTCGCTGAATTCGGCGCTGAACAACGGCCTGAATGCCTACATGCTCTATCGCGGCGGGTACTTCGGCGCGCCGGGTGGCGGTGGCGGTGGCGGAATGGCCGCTCCGTCCGGCTACAGCATGATGCGTCCGGGCCGTGTCGGCGGGGGGTATGCCTAATGCCTCAGGTATGGAACCTCCCCGGCGTCGGGGGCGATCTGCCGCAGATCGCGAACATGCTGTATCAGCGGCAGCAGGACCAGCAGCGCAATGCGCTCGCGGAAATGGCGCAGCAGCAGGAAATGGCGTGGCGGCAGGAACAGGCGGCG